TGGTGCCGGAGCCGTCCACCGACAGGCCGCTGCCGACGATGACGGAGCCTCGCGTGGAGGTGGTGGCCAGGGCCGCCGAGAGCACGCCGGACGACACGCTCAGGCCCGCGCCCACGATCACGCCGCCCTTCGTCGACGTCGTGGCGTCGGCCAGCGACAGCGCCCCTGCCGTGGCCTGCAGGCCGCCGCCGGACGTCACGGTCACGCCGCCGATGTCGGAGGGCGTGGCAGCCGCTAGCGAGATGGAGCCGGAGGTGACGCTGAGGCCGCTGCCGACCTGGACCACGCCCTTAGAGGCGATCGTCGCGTCCGGCGGGTTCGCGGAGATCACGCCGGACGCGACCGCGAGGCCGGAGCCGACCTGCACCACGCCCTTCGTCGAGGTGGTCGCGTCGGTCAGCGCGGCGGACAGGATGCCCGACGAGACCGTGAGGCCGCCGCCGACCTTGACGCCGCCCAGGGCGGACGGCGAGGCGGTCGCGAGGGTCACCTGGCCGGCGCCGTCGACGGCCAGGCCGGAGGCCGTGCCGACCGAGATCAGGCCGGGCGTCGTCGAGGTGGCGGTCGGCAGCGAGATCAGCCCGCTGGACACGTTGATGCCCGAGCCGATGCGCACGATGCCCTTCGTCGAGGTGGTCGCGTCGCTGACCGTGCCGGTCGTCGAGATGACCCCGCCGCCGGTGATGGACACGCCGGAGCCGGCGATCACGGAGCCCAGCGTGGACGTCGTCGCGATGGCGGCGCGGGTCACGCCGCCGGAGTTCACCAGGCCGGCGCCGAGCTTCAGCGCGCCGGGGGTCGAGGTCGTCGCCAGGTTGGCGGAGATCACGCCGGAGGCCACGCTCAGCGCGCCGGAGGTCGTGTTGACGGAGACGAGGCCCTTGGTCGACGAGGTCGCGCCGGTCGTCGTGTCGACGCTCAGGACGCCGTCCACGACCATCACGCCGGAGCCGACCTTGATCGTCCCGTAGGTGGTCGTGGTCGCCGGCGGCAGCGCGGTCGCGGTGTCGATGGACAGCACGCCCGAGGCGACGGCCAGGCCGGAGCCGACCTGGACCACGCCCTTGACGGAGGTGGAGGCCTCGGCGACGCTCAGGACGCCGGAGGAGACGGCCAGGCCCGACCCCACCTGCACGACGCCCTTCGAGCTCGTCGTGGCGTCGGGGATCGCGGCAGCCAGCGCGGCGCCGGAGGTGTTGCTCGCGGCGGTCACGCGGCCCTTGGAGTCGACCGTGATGGTCGGCAGGACGTACACGCCCGCCGTGACGCCCGTCGCCGTGAGGGCCGGCGCCAGCGCGTTGTTGTTGCCCGCGAGGTCGCCGGCCAGGCGGATCTCGCCGAGGGAGGTGTTGGTGGCCTGGGTCATGTGGGTTCCTTTAGACGATCGGGATGTGCTCGAGCAGCACGCTGGAGCCAAACGGCGTCAGCTTGAGCACCGTGATGGAGTTGGCAGCTGACTGGATGGCGCCGCCGTCGGTCTTGAAGGCCGAGTCGTAGGTGAGCGACCGGCCGCCGGTGCCGTCCTGCGTCACGACGACGTAGTGCGTGTTGCCGCGGTAGCCGGCGGTGGTCGGCGCCCCGAGGGACGAGTTCGTCGTCAGGGCCAGCGTGGCCACCTGCGTCTGGTTGAAGTTGATGGCAATGCCTGAGCCGGCGGTCAGGACCTGCGGGGCGTAGGACACAGAGCCGGTGACGACGTTGTCCGCGCCGCCGTTCGGCACGCCGTTCGGGGACATCACGAGCCCGCTGAGGAGGCCAAACTGCCCGTTGAACGGCGCCCCGCTCGGGTCACAGAAGAAGCGCGCGCTGTCGAACGAGATCTTGCCAAGCGTCGAGGCCGATGCCGCGCCGTAGGTCAGCGCGATGGTGCCGTCGCCGGCGACGCTGAGCCCGGAGCCGACGATGCAGCGCCCGAGGGTGGACGCGCCGAGCGTGCCGCCGGTGGTGTCCGCAGAGATCACGCCGCTGGCCACGCTAAGACCGGTCCCAACCTGGACTAGGCCCTTGACGGAGGTCGAGGCGTCAAGCAGGGTGAGAACTCCGCCAGAGGCGCTGAGCCCGGAGCCGACGAGAACCGAGCCGGCGACCGACGCCGTCGCCGGCGCGATGGAGACTACCCCAGACGAGACGCCGAGGCCGTTGCCCGCGCTCACGCTGACGATGCCCTTGGTGGAGGTGGTGGCGTCGTCCAGGGTAAAGGTGCCAGACCCGTAGGTGATGCCGCCTCCGCTGGACGCAAGCACCCCACCGATTGACCCGCCCGTGTTGACGCCGGCCACGGACAGCACGCCGGCGCTCAGCGACAGGCCGGAGACCGGGTTGGCCTGCACGATGCCCTTGGTGGACGTCGAGGCGTCGGGCAGGCTCAGCGACAGGACGCCGGACGAGACCGCGAGGCCGGCGCCGACCTGGACCGCGCCCTTGGTGGACGTCGTGGCGTCCGGCGGGGTGAGCAGGGCGCCGGCGAGCGACAGCGTGCCGTCGCCGGCGGTGAGGACGGTCGTGCCGTCGCCGCGCGCGATGCCGACCTCCGTGGTGGAGGCGACGACGGCCTGCAGCTCGGTGCCGACCAGCTTCATGCCGGAGTTCAGCAGGCCGGCCGCGCAGGCGACGCCGGCCGTGGAGGCCGAGGCGACCTTGGTGGAGAGCACGCCGGCCGCGACGTCGAAGCCGGCGCCGACCTGCACGATGCCCTTGGTGGACGTCGAGGCGTCGGGCTGCGAGTAGGTCACCGTGAGGGTGCCGTCCGGCGCCACGGCGAAGCCGGCCCCGACGATCACCTGGCCGAGCAGGCTGGCCGTCGCGACGTTCGCGGAGAGGGTGTTCGTGCCGGCGTTGTAGGACAGCCCGTTGGCGGTCGTCGCCGGCGCCGTCGTGAAGCCGGTAACGCCGACGTCCGCGGTCTGCGCGCGCAGGTTGCCGCTCGTGACGAAGAAGCCGTCGCCGGGCACCACGACGCCGAGCTGGGAGTCGGTCGCGTCGCGGATGCTCAGCTTGCCGTCGCCGTCGATCCACAGGCCCGCGCCGACCTTCGCCGCGCCCTGGACGGTGGCCGAGGCCTGCGGCCAGGTCGACGCGTCGGTCGAGATCACGCCCGCGGCCGCGCCGATGCCGGCGCCGGCCCGCACCGCCCCCTTCACCGAGGTCGTGGCGTCGGGGATGGAGAGCACGCCGGCCGTCGCGGCCAGGTTGGCGCCCGCCTGCGCGATGCCCTTCTGGGACGCGCTGGCGTCGACCACGAGGGCCTGGATGTCCTCGTCGGGCACCTCGGCGACCTGCGTGATGCGGCCCTTGGCGTCGATGGACGCCTTCTTCAGCACCTGGTAGGTGCCCTGGGTCACGCCGGAGGGGCGCAGGCGCGGGGTGAGCGCGTCGCTCCCGGCCAGGTCGCCGCCCAGGACGATCGTGCCCTCGGTGGAGTTGGTTGCCTGCGCCATGCGCTACCTCAGGCCGCGTTGGCCCACGCCAGCGAGGCGCGCAGGACGCGCAGCTTGCTGGTGGCGGTGTTGTAGTAGGTGGAGCCGGCGGGGACGCCGGTCGTCGACGGGTCGGTGGTCGCGTCCCCGAGGAAGCGGGGCAGCGCGCCGACGTAGGTGTCGATCTGCGTGAGGTCCGTGTTGAGCGTGACCTCCTTCTCCTTCTGCCCGACCTCGAGCAGGGTGAGGCCGAGCTTCGGCGTGGTGGCCATCGGGGCCCTCCTTGTGTGTTCGCTGTCCCGGGCGGGCGAGCCGCCCGCGATCAGCTATTTAGGGTGACGGGGTAGCCGGCCCCCCAGCGGGTGGAGAGCTGGGCCACGCGCACGCGCAGGGACGACTGCGGCGAGCCGAAGTCGGTCGTCTGCATGGCCGCCGAGTACGTCCAGAGCGGCGACGTCGTCGTGTACTTCGCGACCGGCGTGTCGCCGACGGCCGGCAGCACCTGGATGCCCCACCCGCCCCAGTCCGGGTCGTGGTTGGCGGTCGCCAGGTCCTTCAGGCCGTTGTCGAAGCGCACCGTCTCGTCGAAGCTGACCTGCCAGTCGGCGCCGACGGCGAGCACCTTGCCGTTCAGCACCGGCCAGCTCAGGGTGTTGTACGAGAACATCTGGACGTCCAGCGCGTCGACCTTGTCGAGCGACGAGCCCACCGTCACGACCTTGTACTTCTTGGTCGTGGAGCGGTCGGCGTCGGGCCAGGGCAGGCGGACCAGCGCGGAGTCGAGCAGGACGAACAGCTCGTTGGCCACGTGCAGCGAGACGTACTGCTCGGTGCCGCGGCGCCCGCGGAGCAGGCCGCTCAGCTGGTAGGTCTTCGGGCCGACCAGCGTGGCGGTGCGGAAGGCGATGACCTCCTGCCCGACCAGGGCCTGGTTGGCGCCGTTGAGCACGGCGATCGCCGACGCGGACAGGAGCGAGCCGGTCTTCAGCTCGACCGTGACGACCGTCGTCTCGTCCCACACCTGCCAGGGCGCGGCCGGGGTGAGCGCGGCCACCAGGCCGGTCGTCGCGGCGGTCGTCGTCGAGCCCACCTGCGCGTAGGTCGCGCCGCCGTCCTCGGAGGCGTACACGGCCGCGCCGGGCCAGCCCGGCTTGTCGAAGCCGTGGACCGCCACGTAGAGCCGCACGTCGCGGTCGGTGTCGTCGAGCGCCGGCGGGTCCAGGAACCACGCCTGCGAGTACCCGATCTCGAGCGGCAGGTTGGTCGAGGCCGGCGGCGTCGCCACGTCCAGGCCGGACGGCTCGAGCGCGAGCTCGCCGCCCGCGTCCACCGCCTCGACGGCGATCAGGCCCTCCTCGCCCTCGGTCAGCTTCGTCAGGCGCACCAGGCCCATCGGCGCGGAGACGACGTCGCCGGGCTCGAGGTCCACGTGGGCGTACGTCGTGGTGAACGAGTACGCCTGGCGCTCCAGGTGGGCGTTGACCAGCGCGAGCTCGGCCACGGCGCGGGCCTGCTCGTGCGGCAGCGTGACCGGCACCTCCAGCTGGATGTCCTGCCCGTCGGGGAAGGTGAACAGCTGGGCGGTCTGGGTGAAGACGTTGTAGTCCAGGTCCTCGGCGTAGTACTTGACCGTGACGGAGCGCGGCAGGTCGATGCCCTGGAAGCGGCGGGCGGACCACGGCGAGGCGCCCGGGGCGGAGCCCGAGAAGCCCAGGTCGGCGGTCGTCAGCGTCGCGACCGGGTCGGCGCCGCGGGGCGCGAACTTCAGCACGCCGCCGGTGTCCACCATGTCGAACGAGTACGCCAGCGACAGCTGCTCGATGATCGTCCGCGCGCCCGTGGCGTTGCCGATGACCATCTCGCAGGGGGCGTCCGGCAGCGCCGAGACGTCGTGGGCGACGCCGGCGAGGTCGCAGAGCGCCGAGAGCACGTCGCGCAGCTGCGGCGCCGCGTACGGGCCGGGCAGGCCCGGCGAGCCGGTGTAGCGCACGTCGGCCTGCCCGTCGCCGGTGCCGTCCTCCGCCATCGACTCGACGATCTTCGAGCCGGCGTAGATCAGGCCCGCGACGCCGAGGCCGGCGGCGATCAGGTCGCCGATGTCGGCGTTCTTGATCCAGTCCCAGACGCTGTCCATCAGCGACAGCGACACGTCAGAGGCGCCGTCGTCGCCCTTCTTGGCTACCAGCGCCCAGTAGTCTGTCCAGGTCGTCGGCCCGACGAAGTCCGGCAGCTGCGGCTCGTTCATCGCGTCGGCCACGTGGTCCTGGATGCAGATGTAGGTCTGCCCGTGGCGCGAGACCACGTCGCTCAGGCGCTGCGTGGCCGACGAGTTGTCCTGCCTCTCGTAGGTGGCGCCGGTGCCCCACTCGCCGCGCCAGAAGAAGCCCAGGCCGTCGCGGCCCTTCTCGCCCGTCGGGCCGGCGGGGCCGACCGGGCCAGGGCACGGGACGTAGATGACCGTCTCCGAGCCGGTGCCCTCGCCGGAGATGACCTCGCTCTGGCTCGGGCCGCAGGCCTCGGAGCGCATCGGCGGGGGGTTCACCACCTTCTTGGCCGGGGGGCCGAAGGCGGTCTTCGCGGTCTTCCGCGGGCGGGGGCAGATGCTCATCCGGTCTCTCCGAAGTACAGGCGCGCGCCGCCGGCGACGGCGGCCTGGCCGCGCATCTCGGCGTAGGCCTCGCGGCGCAGCGGGCGGTCGAGGCGGAAGGCGCGCAGCGCGCCCGGCGCCCCGGCCGTCAGCAGGAAGACGTAGGGCTTGACGGCCCGGTCGGCGCCGGCGCCGCTGGTGTAGGTGGTCGCCGGCGTGACCAGCAGGGCGGTCGGCGCGGCGGGCAGGCGGTCCGAGCTGAACTGCCAGTCCTTCGTCGAGCCGGAGTTCTCGAGGCGCGACTTGTCGTTGAGGTCGTAGCGCACCACGGAGCCGTCGTCCTCGTCGTCGTCGTTCCCGTCGCCGCCCACGGTGATGAACCAGGCCTTCGTCCCGTCGCTCGGGTCGGTGGCCCAGCCCAGGCACGACGTCAGCGTGCCGTAGTCGTTGTGCGCCTGGTTGTCGTCCCAGTCGATCAGCGTGACCATGCCCGCGAACGAGCAGGCCCAGATGCGCCGGTCGGAGCCGACAAAGACCCGCGTGGGGAAGGCGTTGGTGCGGACCTGCGTCACGTACGCGCCGGTCGTCGAGTCGTAGCGGGTCACGCTCACGTCGTTGTAGTCGGTCTTGTAGAGCCCGCCGTTGTACCCGTCCGCCAGCCAGGCGCGCGCCGCCTGCGGCCGGCCGTGGGTGTCGGTCGCGCTCAGCGCCGTCGACGCGAAGGGGTCCATCGAGTAGAGCTGCTGGACGTAGTCGTCCGCGAAGTAGGAGCCGACCATCCACAGCCGGCCGCCCGCGGCGGCCAGGTTGCTGTTCATGCCGTAGGTCGTCCCGCCGACGGTCACGGTCGTCGGGATGCGGCGCACCAGCGCCTGCGTCTCCACGTCGAACTCGTAGAGGGCCGTGATCGAGCCGGCGGGGGTCGCGCCGCCCGTCGAGGCGAAGAACACCGACGAGCCCAGGCGGTCGCCGAAGGCGATGTTCGGCGTCCCGAGCGTCAGCCCGGTCGTCTGCTTGTAGTACCCCGTCTCGCCCGAGCCGTCGCTGAGCGCGTAGGCCGTCGCGCCCGCCTCGGCCAGCGAGGGCAGGCGGGTCGTGCGCTTCGCGGAGGTCGAGGCCAGCTGGAAGCTGGTCACCAGGCGGAGCTTCTTCTTCGGCCCGGCGTCGTAGTCCGGCAGGGTCAGGTCGTCGAGCTCCTCGAAGGCGGGCTCGTCGTCGCTCGCGGCCCCCCAGAACTCGTACACGTTGACGCGGTCGCCGCCGCCCACCCAGAGGTAGCGGTCGTCGTACACCAACGCGGCCGCGCCGGCGTTGGTCGTGGCGAGGCCGGCCGTGCTCAGCTCGGTCCCGTCCGACGCGTAGATCTTCTCGAACGTCCAGCTCACAGCTCCGCCCCCCTCACGACCTCGAAGCTGAACTGGGGGATCACCCCCGAGGCGCCGAGGTCGAAGTCCGTCAGCGCCATGTAGGCCAGGCCGCGGTAGGCCGGCGCGTTCGCGGCCCCGACGGCGGACTGGTAGGTGGGGTCCGCGGTCTGCGTCAGCGAGCCGAGGTACAGCTGGCCCGGCAGCGGCTTCGCCTCGGTCCGCGCGTCCACGATCAGGTCGCCGTTGGCCCACACGCGCGAGACGCCCAGGATGGGGCCGGCGCAGATGGCCACGAGCAGGCTCACGGTGTAGCCGGTGCTCACCGTCGTCGGCCCGCCCTTGCCGGTCTTCGTCTTGATGTCGTAGGTCTTCTTCTCCGCGGCCCAGATGATGTTCCCGGACACGCGCTGGCGCCCGACCACGTAGGGGATCGCGACGCCGTACTCGGCGGTCTGCACGCGGAGGTCGCCGATCGTCCCCTGGCGGATCTCCTGGCGGCCCGTGGCCACGGCGGAGCCGACGACCCACCCGAGCTGCGCCCCGGTCGGGCCGCCCACGGCGTAGCCGACCAGCGCGCCGGCCGCGGGGATGATGAGGTTAGCCATTGTCGACCAGGCGGCGGATCGCCTTGTTGATCGTGCGGATCTCGTTGTTGAACGAGGTCGGCTCGACGCGGACCTCGCCGGCGTCGAAGGCGCGCGTGAAGTCCTCTGGCACGTCGGTGAAGATGAAGATCCCGCGCGTGCCGACGATCTCGATGCGGTCCAGGCGGACGTCGTGCAGCCGCAGGCAGGCGGCCAGGACGATGTCGGAGGTGCGGTACTCGGTGGTCATGTGATGTTCTCCGTGAGGCCCGGGAGGGCGTAGGTCGCCTCGTGGCGGTCGGCCCAGAAGCCGGCGCGCGAGGCGGAGTCCGTGGACAGGCTATTTACCACGACCCGGCCGTTGTCGACGCGGGCGTGGACAAAGAGGCCGCCCTCGAGCAGGATGCCCAGGTGGCCGACCGAGCGGCCGAACCGGAAGGCCAGGACGTCCCCTGGGCGCGCGTCCTCCGGCCGCGCCAGGCGGACGCAGCCGAACGCCTCGAGGTTGGCCACGAGCAGCTCGCCGCGCGAGTGCAGGTGCCACTCCGGCGAGTAGTCGTGCGGGACCGGCGTGCCGGCGGGGATGAGCCCCACCGCCTCCGCGACCCCCGCGACCAGCTGGGCGCAGTCCACCCCGACGCCGCGCACGCGGGCCTGGTGGTGGTAGGGCGTGCCGACCCAGCGGGCGGCCTCGGCGACGACGTCGGCGCGGGTGGCCATCAGCGGTACCCCACGTCGGTGTTCACGTGCGGGAAGCCGCCGAAGTTGGCGACGTTCGCGAAGCGGTCGCGGCAGGTCGCCAGCGTCTTGTCGCAGCCGGCCACGACCGTGAAGGCGTCGCCGGCGTCGACCGTGAAGGCGGCCGGCAGGAAGAGCTCGACCGCCGCGCCGACCTGGGTCTTGACGGTGACGGAGAGCCCGGCGTTGCGCCCGGAGGTCCAGGTCAGGACGCCGTTCGCGAGGTAGCCGTCTGGGCGCGCGGCCGCGGCGCCGGCCATCGTGAACTTCCACTTGGGCAGGGTCACGGCGGCGATGGTGCCGGCGAAGGTGAAGGCCGCGGGGTCGAGGCCGCAGCGCCCGACGAGGCCCGGCCCGCCGGCGCCGAAGAGCTCGTGGCGGCAGGACGACGTCACGACCTGGCCCACGTTGCGCTCGAGCTGGCGCATGAACGAGACGATGTCGGCGAGGAACGAGCCCTCGTCCCACGAGACCTCGCCGATCGTGCCCTTGAAGGTCACGAGGCGGCCGTGCTCGGGGTGGCGCCACGAGGCCCACGAGGCCTCGACGTCGGCGCCGTCGAACACGCCGCCGAGGAGGTCCTCCTCGGGCACGTCGACGACGGCCGCGCCGACCTCCTGGTTGGACACCTGGACGTCGGCGGTCGCCACGTACTTGACCGACTGCAGGCCCGCGGACGGGTCGTAGGTCACGCCGTCGACGGTCAGCGGGCGGTCGTGGTCGGTGAAGGCGAAGACCTGCCCGTCCTGGCAGGCGATCTTGAGCAGGCGCGCGATGGTGCCGGCGGCGATCTCGGCCTTGAGCTGCGGGGAGATGGTGCGCATGTCGTGTCGGGGCGGGTCAGTACTCGAAGACCTCGATCAGCGAGACGTCGCCGAGGACGTCCGCGCGGGCCGAGTTGTCGGTGTTGAGGGCGGCCAGCGTCCGCTCCATCTCGGCCTGGTCGAAGCGGGCCGCGTGGTAGAAGGTGCCGGTGATGTTCACGTTGGAGGTCGCGCCGGGCACGTTCACCATCGGGACGCCGTTCACGATCACCTTGGTGAAGGCGGTCGTGGTCGCGCCCACCTTCACCACGACGTCGCCGCCGAGGTGGAAGACCGGGTGCGTGTCCTGCGTCCCGCGCGTCGTCAGGTAGAAGTTGTTCCCGCTGCCCGAGTAGGTCAGCGGGGTCAGCGTCCACTTGCACAGCGTCGGGTCCTGGAACTTGAACGAGTTCAGGCTGAACTGCGCCGTCTCCGTGTAGAACTGCTGGATGGCCTCGCTGTCCGCGACGAGCAGGGACCGGCTTGGCCAGACCCACGCCGAGCGGTAGTTGGCCAGCTTGCGGATGCGGTACTCGACCGAGGAGTTCCCCACGATCGTCGTCGGCAGCGCGACCGTCTTGCGGAGGTCGTGGAGCAGGCGCGGGTTGGGGAACAGGGCGTTCACGAAGGCCATCAGGCGCTCCTCAGGTTGTAGGTGCGGGTCGTCGCGTTGAGCATGCCGGCCACCTCGCGCTTGACGCCGGCGATGGCCTGGATGACGCTCTGCGAGTCCATCGCGGTCACGGACAGGTTGACGACCGGCCCGGCCGAGGCGCCTACCGCGCCGGCGTCGGGCAGGATGCGCCCCGACGTGGACGGCACGAAGAGCTCGGCGCGGCGCTCGCCCACGACGTAGGCGCGGCCCGCCTGCACCGGCCCGCCGGCCGCGCGGAAGCCGCCGAACAGGCCCGCGAGGAACCCGCCGGCCTGGCCGACGAGGCCGCCGACGTTGCCCTTCGCGAAGTCCGAGCCGAACAGGGCCGTGGCCAGCTTGGCGGCCAGGATCTGCGCGACGATGCGGTCCAGCGTGGTCTTCACCGAGCTGACCAGGTTGGACAGCTTGCCCTGCGCGAAGTCGAAGATGAAGCTCTGCAGGTCGCCCTGGATGCCCTCGCCGGCCGCCTTCCAGAAGGTCTGGATCTCGGAGGTGACCTCCTTCGTCTTGTCCTTCAGGCGGTCGAGCTGAGCGTCCTGGTACTTGGTGTAGTCGTCGACCGTGATCTTGCCGGCCTCGAGCAGCTTGACGGCGGCCATCAGGCGGCGCTGGACGTCCTCCTGGATGAAGGCGTGTGACTGCGACAGGATCTCGTTGGTGACCCGCGCGTCGTCGGCCGCCTTCTGGATCTCCGCCCGCTCGGCCTGCAGGGCGCGCATCCGGTCGGCGACCTTCTTGGCGTCCGCGTCGGAGAGGTCGGCCACCGCCTTGCGCACGGCCTGCTCGTCCTTGTAGGCCTGCACCAGGCGCGCCCGCTCGTCGGCCTGCAGGCCGATCAGGCTCGCCTCGTAGGCCAGCAGGGCGTTCTGCGCCTGCTGCTCGTCCAGGCTGGCCTGCGCCTTCTCGAACGCCTCCTGCTCCTTCGCGGCCTCGCGCAGGGCGCGGTTGACGTCGATGAGCGCGAGCGCCTGGTCGCGGAGCGCGGCGGCGCGGGCCGGGTCGGCGCCCTTCTTGATGGCCTCGGCGAACTTCTCCTGCGCCTCGAGCCGCTGCTTCACGGACTCGTCGGCGCCGAAGCTGGCGTTGGCGACGCGCAGCTGGCTGACCATGTCCTCCAGCGCCTTCGTCGTGTCCTTGGCCTCCTTGCCCACCGCCTTGATGGTGCGCTTCGGCTTGTCGGTCGCGGACGCCAGCTTCACGGCCTCGTGGCCGGAGAGCGCCAGCTTCTCGGTGAACTTGACGTGCGCGTCGGCGATCCGGTCGACCTCGTCCTTGTAGTCGGCCAGGACCTGCTTCACGCCCTTGAGCCCGCCGCCCGAGGCGACCTGCTGGATGACCGCGAAGAAGGCGCCGATGGAGGCGCCGGCGATCTTGACCGTGGAGGTGAACCCGCTGAAGATGACGGCGGCGACCTTGATGGCTGGCACCAGCACCCCGTTGACGACGGCGGCGAGGCCGTCCAGCACGTTGCGCAGGAGGCCGCCCTCCTTCGCGGAGTCGACGATCTCGTCGACCATGACGACCAGCGCCGGCACCAGCTCGGCGCCGATGGCCGTGAACAGGCCGTTGATCGCCACCGTGATCTTGTCGATCCCGTCGAACAGCGAGCCGGAGCTCTTGGCGAACTTGTCGAAGGTGCCCGGGTCGACGCCCGCCAGCTCCTCCTGCTCCTTGCGGAGCTTCTGGATCCCCTCGGCGCCCTGGTTCAGCAGGGGCATCAGGTTCTTGGCCTCGGAGCCGAAGATCCGGAACGCGGCCGCGGCCTTCTCCGGGGAGTCCTCGATCTGGCTGAACGCGGTCGCCAGCTCCAGGAACAGGGTCTGCGAGTCCTTGATCTGGCCGTTCGCGTCGGTCGCCGACACGCCCACGGCCTCGAAGGCGGCCGCCTGCTTCTTGACGTCCTCCTCGCTCGCGACCGCGGAGCGGCCGAGCTTGTTCATCGCCGTGACGACGCCGTCCAGCGAGGAGCCGGACAGCTTGGCGGCGTAGCCGAGGGACTGCAGCTGGCTCGCCGCGACGCCGGTCTTGTCGGACAGGTCGTCGAGGCGGTCGGCCTCGTGGACGGAGGCCACGAAGGCGTCCACCACCTGCTTGGCGGCGTAGAAGCCGGCGGCGACCTTGGCCAGCCCGCCGGCGAGGCGGGTCAGCGACGCGGAGGTCGCGTCGTTCCGCTCGGCGTTGCCGCCCCCGGCGCGCTGCGCCTCGAGCTCGGCCTTGGCGCCCTCCCGGACGCCCTGGGCGAACTCGCCCAGCAGGCCGATCAGGCGCTTGAGGCCCGGCGAGGCGGAGTCGTCTAGCCCCGCGGTGATGTTGACGTCGGTCACTTCTCTAGCTCCTTGAACAGCCGCTTCAGCCCCTTCTCGTCGTAGCGCGCCCCGGCCAGGGCGGCGACGACCGCCTCGCGCAGGTCGCGCCGGCGCGCGCGCTCGACCGCGGCCGAGTAGGCCCGCACCTGCGCGAGCGTCATGTCGAAGACGTCAGCCCGGGAGAAGCCCGCGGCCACGAGCTCGACGATCAGGTCCGCCCAGCCCCGGCCTGCGCCTTCGCGAGGGCCGCCTTCAGGCGCGGCAGGACCTGACGGACGAAAAAATCGGAGTTGACCTCCAGGAACGCGGCGGCCAGCTCGAGGCCCTCCTCGGCGCTCATCTCGTCCATCTCGGCGCGGGCCACGCCGGTGCCGAGCTCGAGCAGCGCGTAGGCGTCCTCGCCGCCGGCCAGCACGGCCTCGGCGATCGCCTCGGGTGAGGGCGCCTCGGCCCCTGCCTGCGCGTACCCGAGCGCCGCGGCGCCCAGGATCTTCGAGAGGAGGCCGCCCGCCTTCGCCAGCTGGCCGAAGCGGAGGGGCCGGATCTCCACGTCGCGGCCGGCGGCGCGCACGACGGTCGGCGCGGGGGAGAGGGTGTCGAGGTCGCTCATGCGGTGTTCCTGTGTGTCTGGATGTGAATAGGGGGCCCCCTCTCGAGGGCCCCCTATTTAGGCCGCGCCGGTCGTCAGACCTGGACGTACGTGAAGTACTGGGACTCCCCGCTGGTCGTGATCTCGGGCGCCGGCAGGAGCTGGCCCTCGAGGGTCAGGACCGCCACGTCCGTGCCGATCAGCTCGAGCGCCGCGGCGATGCCGGGCTTCGCGCGGAAGAAGGTCGCGATCTGCGCCTTGTTGTCGTACTGCGACTTGCCCTCGAAGCGCAGGATGTACTCCTGCGAGTCGCGCACCAGGCCCTTGACCTTGCTCGAGTACGCCGCGTAGGTGTAGTCGACGGTCAGCGCGACGCCGGGGCCCGCGGGCACCTCGGTCGAGCCGGCCAGGATCGTGATCGACCCGTTGACGGCGTCCAGCGAGTAGTCGGTGCCGAGGACGAGCGTGGTGGCGCCCTTCTTCACGACCACCGAGCTCACGCCGGGGTACTTCAGCGGGGTCATCTTCCCGTTGTAGCCCACGATCGCCTCGGCCGTCACGGTCGCGCCGACGCCGGAGGCGTTGGTGCCGTAGTAGGCGCGGGCGAGGTTGTCGCCGTTGATGTTGCGGATGCCCAGCGAGAACGCGAGGTTCGTCGACGTGGTGATGTTCAGGACCGTCGCGCGCTTGCCCGAGTAGGACTCCTGGAACTCCAGGTTCTCCTCGGTGCCGTTGACGGTGAAGCCGTCGGTGTCGCCGATCCACTCGAAGCCGCCGGTCTGGCCGCTGATGTCGCGGGTGGCGAGGTAAACCTTGCCCTGCCCGACGGCGTAGTACTTGTCTGCCATGATGCTGGCTCCTTAGGTTGGTTGCTTGGCGTAGGCCGCGGGCGCGGAGAAGTTCAGCCCGTACAGCACGCGGTCTACGTTGTTGGTGATGTAGGTCAGGCCGTCGAACGACCACAGGTGCGAGCCCTGCGCCGTGACCTCGCCGCGCACCGCCTGCGCCGCGTCGTCCAGCAGCTTCAGCTGCGTCTCCACGAAGTCCGCCTCGCCGTCGCCGTAGCGCATGGCCACGGTGACGGAGAAGTCCAGGGACATCATCTGCCAGCGCTGGTTCGCCTCGCCGACGTTCTGCGTGCCAGCGAGGACCACCCACGCGAAGGGCAGCTCGATGTTCGCCAGGGCCGGGTCCGCCTCCGTGCCCCCGAGCGTCGCCGCCACGCGCCCGCCGAACTCTGGCACGGTATTTAGCTTGGCGATCAGGTCCGCCGTGTAGTCCGAGATGGCGCTCACTTGCGGCCCCCCGAGATGGCGCGCAGCTTGGCGCGGGTCCGCACCTCGGCCGCGTCCTCGGCCTCGAGCTCGGCGACCAGCGCCAGGCGCTCGGCCAGGTAGACCGACGTCAGCCAGGCGTGGGTCTCGGGGGAGACGCTGATGGTCTCCCCCGCCCGGTGCGTGCCGGCGGCGTCCTCGTGGTCCTTGAGCAGGACGATGGTCATCGTGTCGGTCATGGGCTATTTACGCGCGCTCGCGGAGCAGGTACCGCTCGGCGGCGCGCTGAATGGCGGTCCGGTCGCCGTCCGAGACGCCGACGAAGGGGCGCGCGGGCATGCGGGAGGTGCCGCCCTGCAGGAACTGGGCGTAGGGCACGTCGCGCGCGCCGACCACGACCTGCCGGCCCTGGACCTGGTAGTCGATCGAGTTGAGCAGGCGCCCGGAGTCGACCAGCAGGCCGCCGGCCAGGCCGGAGCGCGAGCGGGCGCGGTAGGTGGACGGCGCCCAGGGCGCCCAGGCGCCGCCGCGCGGGTCGCTCTTGGTCGTGCGCAGGCGGGCGCGGGTGGAGGTCACCAGCAGCTGGCCGACGACGTCCAGGAGCGGTCGCGGGTCGCGCAGGCGGGCGAGGATGTCCTCGGCGCTGGGGCCCTTCTTCTTGACCTTGACGCTCAGCTTCGCGGCCATCAGCGCCCCACCTTCGTCGAGATCGCGGACACGCGGGTCCCGCCCGGCTCCACGGACACGCCGGTCACCTGGAAGCGGTCCGGGCCGAGCTGCAGCACGTCGTTCAGCTGGATCGTGCCCTGCGGCGCGAACGCCCAGAGCTCGACCGTGGACTGGCCGGTGGACAGCGGCGAGCGGACGGAGGCGAGGGCGTTGGCGTTCGGGGCGGAGCCGCGGGTCGCGACGGCGACTGGCACGGCGGTGGCCACGGGGCGCAGGGTCTGCTTGCGGTCGGCCGTCACGTCGTACTCGGGGCGCAGGACGTCCGCGCGGGCGTCCGCGGACACGCCGACGGCGCCGCGGATCGGCTCGACCGAGGTCACGACGAAGGTGCGGCCCTGCGAGGGGACGGCGAGGAGGTCGCCGCGCGCCAGCCTGCGGTGGTCGGCGTACAGCCGGAAGTAGGCCAGCGGCGCGTCGGGGGTCTTGGAGAAGCCCTCGTCCTCCGACCAGGCCAGGCGCGTCTTGCCCACGATGTTGCGGTCCTGGAGCGGGTTCACCGCGTCCACGGGACGGTAGTGCACGGCGTCGTAGCCGAGCAGGCGGCCGGCCTTGGCCAGCGCGCCGGCGACCTTGCGGTCGATTGATGCTCCGCTCACTTCTTCTCCTTGGGTCGGTACGCGTCCAGGAGCGCCTCCAGGCGGAGGCCCCACGCCTGGAGCAGCTTGATGGTCTCGCGGTGGGCCTGGAGCACGGCGCCGGCGTCGTCGCCCTCGCGGAGCGCCAGGACCGGGAGCTCGGGCCTATTTACGAGGGGCGGGGCGGGCGGGTCCACCTGGACGTAGCGCACCTCGACGCGGGGCGCGGGCGGGGCGGTCGCGCAGCCGGCCAGGGCCAGCGCGGCGGCGAGGAGGAGGGTCTTCACCACGAGAGGTCTCCCTTGTTCTGGATGGCCCAGTCGATGGCCTTGGGGCACTCGGCGGGCGGCTTCTGCCGGCGCAGCTGCACGAGCTGCGCCTCGGCCCGCTCCTGGCGCCTCGAGGCCTCCGCGGCGGCCAGCTGCGCGGTCTCGCGCGCCCGGTCCCGGCGCTCGGCCAGGGCGGCGAGCTCGGCGTCGCGGCCGGCCAGGGCGGCGGAGGCGACGGCGTGGGCCGCCTTCTCGGCGCGCAGGCCCTGCTCCACCTCGGCGAGGTCGGCGCGAGCGGACGACAGGCGGAGCGTCTGGGCGCCCAGGGCGAGCGCCAGCGCGACGAG